CTGCTCTTTTATTAATTAAAGTAAAAGCCCCAGCAAATACTAAAGCAGCATCAACTGATTTTAGTAATATATTTAATCCTTCTGTTAAAAGTGTTACAAAAGGGGTTAATGTTTGGGTTAATTTAGCAAAAGAATCAGCTAGTGCAGTTTGTGCATCTAATTGTTTTAATTGTTCTATACTAACACCTGCAGCATTAGCTCTTTGTTCCTCAGTAAGAGTACCCATTAAATCAGATTTCATTACCATATCGGACATTTGCTCTCGGCTCATACCCAATGCTCCTGCTATAGCTTCTTGTTCAATTCTATTAGCACCTGCAAATGAATTTATTATTTCTTCATTATTAGCTATTTCATCTGTTAACCCAGCTAAATCATTAGTTAAAGCAAAAAATCTTGCTCTCTCTAAATTTATTTGTTTACCTGTAATAACTTCAGCTTCAAATTCAGCAGCAATAGAAGATTCAATATCTAATAAACTTCCTGCAATAGCGTTAACTTGTTGTAAACTTAAACCTAATTGGTTTGCTTTAATTACAGCTTTTCCTATTTCTTTAGTTGAAGTTCCTAAAGACACTGCAATATCACTAGATACACTACCAACTTCTTCTAAGATTTTCTGTTGACTAAATGCTTCTGGTACTGATTTTGTTAAAGCATCTAATGATTCATTTAGGTTAGTGCCTGTAATTTTAGAAAATTGAGCAAATCTACCAGAGGCCTCAGCACCTAAACCTACAGCTTTAGTTAAATCACTAGCTTCTTTTATAGTTGATCCTGGGAATAAAACTGCAGCATTTAACCCAAATTGTTCAGTTAATCTAACTTGTGTTTCAATTAACTCTACAGTTGTAGATAAAGTATCATTATTAAGTCGAAAAGTTCTAGCATTTTCTCCAGTTAATCTGTTAAAACTGGTTTGGGCTTTACTTAATGACCCAAAAGCTACTACCATACCAGTAATTAATGATAAGGCTGCATTTAGTGGATTTACAAGATTTTCTTTTATTATTGATTTAACATTAAATTGCTCCCTAAATTGTTTTATTTTTTCAGGATCATTAAGTATATCTGTAATTTCACCATCTATGCTTTCTAAAACATTTTTAGCTACATCCCCTACAATAGGAATTTTAGAGACTAATTTTAAAATATTTCTAGTATTACCACCAACCACCTCATCAATTTCTCTTAAAGTCTCTAACTGTGCTTCTGTAGCAGTGGTTAGGTTTGTTTGGGCTAAAAAAATTTGAGTATTTTTATTTAATTGATTTTTAATTATATCATCTTTCTCTTCCTCTAAAGTATTTGCTTTTTCTAACCATTTATTAGATAAAGAAAGAGCATTAATCGATTTATCTTCTCCTCTATTTACTTTATCAATTTTAGCAGCAGCCTTTTCTCTTAAATTAAGTATATCACTTTCTTTTAATAAAACTAAATCACGAATATCCTTTTGCTTTTTAGTTAATGTGAGTTCAAGTTGGCCACTTATTTGTTTAGCTCTTCTTATTTTAGCCTCAGTTGTTTTTATAGTATTATTTAATTTATTAATACTATTTAAATTAGAAACATTATCTAAAAAAGCTTTATTTAAAGATTTAGCAGATTTTAATATTTCACTTTCAAAAAGAGTTCTATCTTTAGTTGCTTTTACAATTTCTAAAATAGATTGAGCATCAGAAAAATTTAAAGAAATTTGTTCATCTCTTAAACTTTTTAAGGCTTCATTAATTTTTAAAAGTTCTTTAGCTCTATCTAGTTCTTCCTGGGTTGCCATATAATAAATTTATCATATATAAATATAAAAAGTGCCTACTTTTTGGTAGGCACTGATGCATTATAAACGTTTGATGGGTTTATATTAGGTCGGGATATTTGTTTAGGGTCGTTTTTTAATTGATTATTTGTTTTATTTTGTGCTTCGTTTTGTTTATTGTAATATTCTTCTAACTTTTTAAAAGTAAAATTTCGAAGCCAAATAGGCATATCATATATAGTACCCCAATCATAACCACCTTGTCCGTGGAATACAATTTCATGTATTTGAGAAAATAAATTTGATCTATATTCGGGCGTCAGGCCAAAAAAAGGTAATATCAATTGGGATATTAATGTCCTCCTCTACATCATTTTCATTATATATTAACTCTACATCAGGAGCTACTGATCTAATTTTTTCCCTAAGTGATCTAGCATCTCTGGCTAATAAATAATTATCAACAAATTCTCTAATAGTTTTTTTCTCTCTATCTCCATCTACTGAAGTAATTATGTATTTTAATCTTGTAGTTGTTTCAGGAGATTGATTTTTATTAATCTTTTTTAATCCTTCAAGTTCCCTATCGATTGATTTTTCATCACTATGGTTTAGTAATTTAAAAGTAATTAGTGATTTTGAATAAGGTAATTCAAATTCAAACTCATTTACTCCTTCTTCTTTTAAATCTTTAGGATTTAAATTTTTATCGTTTAATGTGGTTAAATCAATACTATATTCCTGTCCTCTTATTTTAAATGAATAGTCTTTACCATAACCTAATACTCTAGCTGCTATTAATAATGCATTTTTATCTCCTACAATTATATCATTGTAATTTATTTTAGAGACTATTAATGATTCTAATAATTTATCTAATACAATACCTTTAGTAATATAGTTAGTATTAGTTAAAATATCTTCTTCTTTAGCAGTCATATATTTCATTTCTACTTTGCCTGAAGACAATGGATTATCCTTGGGATAGATTAATCCTTTAGATGGTAATTCAACAACTTCGGTTGGGAACTTAAATTTTGATTCTGTAACTTTTTCTTCCATACTTTTAAAACTTATTTTTTTACGGATATAAATATATAAAAAACAAAAATGGTGCCAAAAAAGGCACCATTCTCAAAGGTATGGAGGGTTGGGTAATTAAAAGTTTAATATACAATAATCCATTGCAATAGTGATATCTAAATTGATAGCTGCATCAGCTGACCAATCATACTCACCAAATGTAGCAGTTTTAACGTAAGCTCCTTTGATAACCCATTCGCTTACTACGTCTCCTACTGGACCTAATATATCTAATGTTAAATCTTTTTTATAGAAATCTGAATATCCATCTCTACCAGTTACACTCTCGTGTGCTAATCTTGCCCATTCCATTATAGCTTGAGCTCCTGATGGAGTTACTGGATCATATAGACCTAAAGTCATATCATTCCATCTAACTTTTCCTTTCACTTTTCTATACACATTCATGTGATCAAGAATGATTTCACCTGCTTCAAATCCAGGTGCTGTAGCATTTTTAATTAAGTATGCTGGTACACCGTCTACGTATAGTATAAATCTATTTTGAACTTTTGGTTCAAAGGCGGTGAACATTATTTCGTTAGGGTCTAATACTGCCATTTTCTATTGTTTATTATAAATATTGCCTTTTTAATTTTTTAGAATTCAACTCCTGTTGGTGTTACATTAAAGTCTAATACTATGTATTCAGCTGTTTTAGTTGGTTGAATAAATATTTGTCCTACCATTTGATTTCTATCAATTACTTCAGCTGTATTGTTTGTGTCATCCATCACTACTCTATAAGAATATAATCCTTGTCTTTGTTGTATTGATTCTAAGTATGGGTTTACTTGATTTACAAATCTATTTCTAGTTGCTGCTGTATTTTGTTCAAATAATAATGTATTTCCAATATTACCAATTGTTCTTTTTAACTCTATTAGTAATCTTCTAACATTTACTCTATCTAAAGCAGTAGCTGCTGTTTGTAATGTTTTCTGACCAAATACTACTGTTCCATTTCCTGGGAATTGAGCAATTGGATTAACTTTTGCTAAATATAATTTATCTCTATCTGCCGGAGATAATTTTCTTTCAGTTGTAATTACGCCACCTACTCCACCTCTGTTAAACCCTGCTGGAGCGAACCATTCAGCGCCTAATCTATCGTTTGTAGCGTAAACTCCTGGCATTACTGTTGAAGCAGGAACCCAAACTAATTTACCAGTTTCATTTCCTAATACTTGAACCCATGGCCAATAAGTAGCACCATAACTTGAATCAATTGATGTTGCTTGTGTTATTGCTTGGTTTAAAGTTGCACCATAATTGTATGTATCAATTACTGCTATAGCATCACCTCTTTGTGTAACACAATTAATTGCTGCATTTGTAGCAGTAGCTCCATTGTATATTGTTACACCAGGGATAGTTAATATTTCAAAATCATACTCATCAGCATTCTCTAATAAGTTTAATGATGCTGTATAATATGATGCTTCTACTCCTTGAATTGAAGAAACATCTATTTCATCATACATTTTTAATCTTGTATTTCCATTAGCACCTAATCCATATACATTACCTGTACCACCTGTCATTGCTCCTTGGTTTGAACCACTACCTATTTGAGGTAATGATGTCGTATATTCTGCTTTAAAATTACCGTCATTATCTAAATAATCTAATGTTGGTAAACCTACTGAAGATACTCTTACAAAACGGCTGTTATTAATGTAAGATCCAGTAACTTGTATAAATCTATTTCCATCACCATCAGTATCAAAATTTCTTTTTTGATTACCAATTATTGATTCAATATAATTTGGTGAATTTGGATCTAATGATAAATCTGTCCAAGATTCTAATATTGTTTTTCTACTTGTAGTATCATCTCCTCTTCTAATTAATAAATTGAAAGTACCACTTCCTGAATCAACATTTGCAATTTCATACCTTACATTTTCTGTTGAACCACTTACTAATGAACCACTTGTAGATACACTACCTGAGTTATTCATTATAGCACCTTCTGATAAAGTTTCTAATGTAAATGATGATGAATCAGCATGCATAATTGCTCTTACATCTGTACTTGCAGGTTCAAACCCACCTGATGCTATTCTAGTAATAATTGCAGTTTCACCTCCTTGTTGGAAGTAATTATTAACTGAAATGTTAGTTAGATATTCATATTTTATACTTGCACTTGTAAATGCTCCACCAAATCTATTTACGTAATCACTGTATGAAGTAACTACTGTTGGGACATTTACTGGGCCTTTTACTGTAGGACCTAGCACTGCTAAGCCTGCTACTATAGGACCTTGTGTAACAAGTGATTGATCGTTTTCACGTGTTAGTACTCCTGGGGATAATAATGTTTCAGCCATTGTAATAATTTATTTTATCAATAATAAATATATAAGAAATTTTTAAAAAATACTATTCATTATTGGTTATTGCACCTGTTTTTAAATCAATTTGTGCATTACCATATTTTTCTTTTAATTTATTTCCTATTTCTTTTTCTTCTAAGAGAAGTTGTTTATATCTTGTTTTTAAAACATCTTCTTCTTCGTTAATATTTAATTTTCTTAATGTTAATTGTCCTAATTGATAGGTTATAACACTAATATTTTGTTGGAAGTTTTCTAATTCCTTTAACTCTTCCTCAGTTACCTTTGTTTGTTGTATTGACATAACGTTTTTATTTGAATATAAATATTTAAAATATATACGAGAACAAAAAAAGAGAACAAATGTTCTCTTTCTTTAATTTTTTAATTAATTAACTATCCACTCCATTGAGTTTGAGGAGCACTTACAGTCTCACTAGCATAACTTCCATCCGCAGGTATTGTAACAGATAAGTTTCCAATTGAACAATAATATGCGTTAAAATTACCTCCAGTAGTGCATGCAATATTTGGAGCTTGATTTCCACCATTTTGGTAATGTGCAGAGCCATCTTTCTTAAAATTCATATTCTCTCCAAATCCACCAGTACCAATATATGAATCACCAAAAAGAGAACAAGCTCTAGAATCTGAAATCCATGATGCCATTTGATTTATAGCAGTTGTAGGTGTAGCTGGTGAAGAATCAGAATAGGTCCAACTAATACCACCAAATCTAGGTGCACTAGCTCTACTTATAGATATACTTAAATTTGGATCTAATAATACTGTTACTGATACTCTGCTTGCAATTGTGGTACCTATCTCATTTGTAGCAAAAGCCCAGAAATAATAAGTTGTACCTGCAGATAATCCTGTAAATGCTCTTGTAAATGTTCCTGTTGTACCACTTACTGTGTATTTTGTATTATTTGTAGAAGTTCCAGAATCAGTTCCCATATAAAATCCTCTTTCACTTATAGTAGCATCTCCATCACTTGTAACATTACCATTAGCTGTAAAACCACTAAATGTTACTGAAGTTGCTGAATTAGTTGTTACTGAAGGAACTACTGCTGAGACATATCCATAGAATTCTCTCATTGTATCTGGCGGTGTATCAAAACCTGCTTCAGTTGCAAGAGCACCTAAAGATACATTAGTTGCAGTTACATTTCCGAATACTTCTTCATTAATTCCGGTTCCGTCACCGTTTCCTCTTAATTTAAGTTGTCCACTACTTGGTACTCCCATTTTTTATATTTTTTTTAGGTTATGCATCTATCATTTCATCACATTCTCTCATTGCTTTTAACTTATTATAACAATGATCATATATACTAATACTAGGATCCCATTCAAAATCAGCTGTACCAAATCCTTTATGTCTATATATCCAATCTTGGTAATGATTATCTCTTGCTGCTTTTGATTCATAAACGGCAAAGTCAAATGAGAAATAATAAAACATTTCTGAAGATGGTGGATTTGATCTTTTTTCTAAGTGAAAATCCTGGATCATTACATAAGCATTTTCATGTGTTACTATAGTTTCTACTATATCAGGTTGCTCTTCATTTATTTCTGTTCCATCAGGCCTTGTAATTTTTACCATACTAGTATTAGTTGGATGGTTACTATGTGTTATATGTTTATATGTTCCTTGTATAGCCATTTTTACTTATTTTCTAATTGTTTAACTCTTTTTGATAATTCTTTTACTGCTTGAATTAATACTGCTGTTAATTTATCATATTTTACAGCTTTATATCCATTTTCTCTATCTGAAACTAGTTCAGGTAATATTTTTTCAACTTCTTGTGCAATTACACCTATATCTTTCATATCACCATATACGTGAATATCTTCCATAGGAATCCAATTATATGTGTAACCTGTCATTTGTTCTACTTTCTCAACTGCACTTCCAATTGGTTCTAAGTTTTCTTTTAATCTTTCATCTGAAGTTGCAAATGCTACTACATCATTTGTTGCTAATATAGCTCCAGCAACTCCTGAAGGAGCAGTATTAATACCTAAACTACTAAATCTACCAGTTGTACTAGCACTTACAGCACCAATTACATTTGTACTACCAGTAATACTTAAAGATCCAGATAGCATACTACTACCAGAAACATTAAATGATCCTGTATTGAAAATAGATCCTGTTATTTGTTGAATATCTGCTGCATCATTACCAAATACATTTGATCCTGAAGTAATGATTGTTGAAGATGATTCAAAATATTGGTATACAAATGTACCCGTAGCGGCTGTTACTGTTCCTGTTAATGTAATACTATCATCAAGATTAACTGTAGTTCCTGCTACTGTAATATTTGTTCCTCCAATAGGTGCTACATTGGTTAATTGTCCACCATCTCCTTCAAATGATCCACTAAAGTGTCCAGAACCGGTAGTGTTTATTGTTGGGTTATCTATTCTCATTCTATTTTTTTATTATAAGGGGTTATTCAATAATAAATATTAGTATTATTTATTTTCTAATTCGTTTATACGTAACTCTAATTCTTTATTTTTATCATTTAACTCTTGTATACTTTTAACTAACACAGCTGTTAATTTACTATATTTAACACCTTGTATTTCTCCGTTTGGATTTTTTCCTATAAATTCAGGATATACATCATGAATTTGTTCAGCTATTAATCCAATATCTTCTCTATTATCTTCTTTCCAATTAAAACTTACAGGTTTAAGTAAAGAAATATTCTCAATTTGAGAATCTAAAGCTATAACATTTGTTTTAAATCTTTCAGCTGAAGTTTCTGTTAATGAAGTTACAAATGCTGAACCTGTCACTATTAAAGATCCTGTAATATCTGCGGATCCTGTATGTGGGAATCCTCCTACACCTGTTAAATTACTACCATCTCCACGGAATGAACCACTAATGGTTCCTACAGCTACATCTAAACTACCTGAAATAGTAGCACTACCTGATTGTTTTAAGCTACCTGTTATTCGTTGAATATCATTAGCATCATTACCAAATATATTTGATCCAGATGTTATTATAGTAGATGATGATTCAAAATATTGGTATACAAAGGTACCTGTTGCAGCAGTTATAGTTCCTGTTAATGTAGCATCACCTGTAATACCTAAGGTACTACCATCAAATGTTAAATTTGCTTCAGCATTCCCATTAGTAGAATCTACAGATGTAATTACTCTATTATTTGAAGAATTTGCTACTGCATATCCATCAATACCTGTTAGACCTGAACCATCTCCTACAAATGAGCCACTCACAGTACCACTTACAAATAAACTACCTGTTAATGCTGTACTACCACTAACTCTTAATGCTAAAGCACTACTACCCGTTACTAATAATGATCCTGAAACAGTACTAGATCCTGTTATTTGACTACTACCACTTTGAAGTAAACTACCTGTTAATGCTGAACTTCCAGTTACTCTTAATGCTAAAGTTGAACTCCCTGTTACTAATAATGAACCTGAAATTTGACCTGAACCAGTAAATGGAAGTCCATTTACTCCATCTAATCTTGATCCATCTCCCTCATATGAGCCACTAAAATGACCACTTGCAGTTGTCACTAGTAAAGTACTACCAGTAATATTTACTTTAGTTCCGGAATTTGGTTGTATTGATCCTACTTTTAATGTACTCATGTATATAAATATTTATTTTTTATCAAAAATCTTCTACTTTTAAAAATGATCCTACACTTACTGTAACAGTAGTACCAGCTCCAACTGTTAAAGGACCATAAAGTGAATTATAAGTGTTTACATTAGTAGTAAAATCACTAGTTAAAGTAATATCATTACTATATCCTGGATCAGCTGTTACAGATACTCCTGTTAATCCACTACCATCTCCTTGAAATGAACCACTAAATGAACCTGAACCACCTCTTGATAAAGTAGATATATTTGAAAATGAGGCAGTACCTGCTGTGTGTGAGGATGTTATAGCAAAACTTGAAGTACCTGTTAATTGAGTTCCTTCACTAAGTGTTATATTACCACTTACTAATAATGAACCTGTTCTTTCATGAGTATCATCTGAAGTATCACCAAATTTAGTTGAACCACTTGAGTAAATTACTGAAGCAGTTTCATATATTGTTTCTAAATGTCCTATGGAAGCCGATGTAAGGAATGCTGCAGATGCAGTTAAATTACCTTCTATATAGGCAGATGATAAAGATGCGTCAGATCCACTGACGATTATTTTTTTCCAATTTGGCATATACTCGTTATTATGGTTGGTTACTCAATGAGCCCACTTCCTTTTCAGGCCAATAATACTCTAATATAAATATATAAGAATTAAGACAAGATGCTTAGCACCTTTTGTAGTTTTAAAGTTAGATTATATACTAATTCTACACTATCTCCTTTAAAATTAGAATTTTTAATTAAATGTAATAAAACTTTAGTTTCTTCTTCATTTAAAGATAAATCTTTATTTGAAGTTTTAAGTTTAGTATTACTAGATAAAGCTGCCTTTTGGGCAGCTTCTCTGTTTTTTAATTTATCAATTAAACCCATAACTTTTTTAAACATTTTTTATACATAAATGTACGCTTCATCATTGCTGGTATCAACTAATATTGTACCTTTACCTGATGTTCCACCATATGTTGGTGCCGTACTTGGAGCTCCTGCATTTTCTTGGATAACTCCTACAAATGCGTCTGGTGTTATTACTGAAGCAGTATCATTTAAGTTTGATTCGAATGCCCATCTATTTGCGCTTGAATCATAAGCAAATGCTTTACCTTTACCATCTGGATCATCATCTATTTGATTAACAATTATACCACCATCAATCGCACCGTTTGAACCTGATGCCAATATAATAAATTGATCTTCAACTGCCAAACTAGAGGCACTAACTATTGATCCATCTACTACTAAATCACCGGCAATTGTTGCGTTATTGGTAACTGTTAAATTTCTTCCAATTGTTATATCTTGTGGTAATCCAACTGTTACTTTAACATCAGTCCCTACTTTTGTAACTGCTGTTTCAATTTCTTGTGCAGTACCAATTATTTGTAGATCGTCTGCTGTTAAACTAACATTTTGTGTTCCAGTATCACCATCTACTGTTAAAGTAGTAGCAATTCCTGTTAAATCTGAACCATCACCCTGATATGACCCACTAAATGAACCTGAACCTCCTCTAGATAATGTTGCAACATCTGCAAATGAAGCTGTAGCTTGTGCACTTAAAGTAGTTGCTCTTGCAGCTACAGAAGCTGAAGTAGCAGTTACAGTAGGTGCTAAACTATTTGCTCTTAAAGCAACTGATGCAGTACCCGCTGTAGTAGCAGTATCTGCTGTTGTTGCATTGGAAGCACTTACCCCCATTCCACCTACCATTGCGGCCGCGACCCCTGCAGTATTTGCACCAAAATATAATTTTACATTATTAGCATCTATACTTTCAATTCTTTCCGGGATTAATTGATCACCACCTGAATCATAAGCTTGAACAATCGGGTATACTTCATTTAAATTATGTTCAAATGACCATGTAGCAGCTGCTACGGATTGGTTTAATTTTTTAGTTGAACCTGTTCCAAATCCATCACCAAATATAAAGTTCTTAGATGCATTTAATATTAATGCTTGTCCTTCTAAACCTTGTGAAGTTGGAAAAGAAGCACCTGCTATAATTGCTGAAGCTGATACTGCTGTTATAGCATGTGATGCTGTTGTAGCGCTATCTGCTTGTGAAGCTGTTACGGTTGGTGCTAAACTATTTGCTCTTGTGGCAACTGATGCTGTTACAGCAACTGTATTTGGTAAACCTAATGTTACTTTTACGTCAGTACCTACTTTTGTTACAGCTGTCTCTAATTCATTTGCAGTTCCAATAATCTGTAAATCATCCGCTGTTAAATCTACATTTCCTGTACCTGAATCACCATCTACTGTTAATGAAGTAGCAATTCCTGTTAAATTTGAACCATCACCTTCAAATGAACCACTTATTGTTCCATTTGATTGTTTTAAACTTCCTGAAAGTGTAAAACTTCCAGATTGTTTCAATGAACCTGTTATTTGTTGAATATCTGCTTGGTCATTACCAAAGATATTTGATCCTGAGGTAATTATTGTAGAAGATGATTCATATACTTGTAATACAAATGTACCTGTAGTTGCACTAATAGCTGTTAACCCTGTAAGTGATGCTACTGTAGCCCCTAAATCTACTTCTGTTGTACCAATTGTTACACTATCATTTACTAATCTATCATTTGCAATAGTTCCTGCTGCAATTTTGGCATTGGTAATATTACCATCGTGTACAGTACCTGCTAAATCAGCAAATGATGCTGTAGCAGCTGCACTTAATGTTGTTGCTCTGACAGCGACTGAAGCTGAATCTGCAGCTCTAGCACTACTAGCTAAATCAGCGAATGAAGCTGTAGCTTGTGCACTTAAAGTAGTTGCTCTTGCAGCTACAGAAGCTGAAGTAGCAGTTACAGTAGGTGCTAATGAGTTTGCTCTACCAGCTACTGAAGCTGTTTGAGCTGTTGTAGCAACTGAAGCACTTGTAGCTGTTCTAGCATCTGAGGCTAAATCTGCGAAACTTGCTGTTGCGGCTGCACTTAATGTTGTAGCTCTTGCGGCTACAGAAGCTGAAGTTGCAGTTACTGTGGGTGATAAACTATTTGCTATAGCTGCAACGGAAGCTGTTTGTGCTAATATAGCAGTTGAGGCTGAAGCAGCAGTTACTGTGGGTGCTAAACTATTTGCTCTTAAAGCAACGGAAGCTGTTTGTGCTAATATAGCTGTCGAGGCTGACGCTATTGTACCGGTATTCTTTAAATATCCACTGTCATTATCTAATTGGGATATATTGGATCCTGATACAATTATCTTTTTCCATTCTGCCATTGTAATTCTTTATTTTAGGGTTATTTTGATATATTTTATCTATTAATAAATATTTAACTTCCTACAAAAAGAGATGAAGCACTATAAATAAGTGCTCCACTTACTGCTGTTGCATCTCCTTGATAGGGTGATAAAACTAAAAGTCCTCCTTGATTAACTTTTATACTACCGCTGGCGTTTTTTACTAATAAAAGATCTTCATCTAATGATGAAGAAATTTCTAATTTAGCTGATGCTGAAACTGTTCCTACACCTACTCTACCTGATTCTTTAGAAATAAGAAGGATAGTTTCTTCACTACCAGTAATAGCAAATTCTACATCTTCTGTGTTGTTTACTGTTCTTAATACTACTGATCCTGTTATATCCTTTCCATCAGCTGTAAGGTAAATAGAACCAGAAGCCGGAACTATTCTTACATTCTTAGCCATTTATTTTTTTCTTAAGTAAATCTACTTCGTCTTTTAATTCTTGTACACTTTTTATTAAAACTGATACTAATTTACTATATTTAATACCTTGAGTTGTACCATCTTCATTTAATGTTACAAACTCTGGGTATACCATTTGAACTTCTTCTGCTATTAATCCTTTATCTTCTTCATTTGTTTCTTTCCAAATAAAATCAACAGGTCTTAAACTATAAACAGTATTTAACTCATTATCCATGGATTCTATATCCTTTTTATACCTTAAAGCAGATGTTTCTGTTAATGAAGTTACAAATGCTGAACCGGTAACAGATAAAGAACCTGTGATTTGTGCAGAACCTGAGAATGGGAATGCTCCTACTCCTGATAGTTCAGAACCATCACCCTGGAAAGATCCACTAAATGAACCTGAACCATCATCTACTAACATACTACCACTAAAAGATCCTGTATATGAACCTGTTGGTGAAGCTACACCTGTTAAATTAGTTCCATCTCCCTGGTATGATCCACTAAAGGATCCACTAAAAATACCATCACCTGTTAAAGCATAAGAAGCAGTATCTGCTATTGAAGCTGAAGTAGCTCTATTTGCAAAAGATGCTGTTGCCGTAGTATGAGATGCTGAAACTATTCCTGTTAACCCTGACCCATTTCCTATAAATGAACCACTTAACGTCCCACTTACAAACAGACTACCTGTTAATGTTGTACTACCACTTATTCTTAATGCTAAAGCTTCACTACCTGTTAATATTAAAGAACCTGAAATATCAGCTGATCCAGTAAATGGAAAAGGTTGTGCACCGGATGTACCACTTGTACCAGATGTACCAACATTACCTGTTCTTGAAAATAATGCTACTAATTTATTTCCTGCACTTGGTAAAACCCCTGTTATATAACTTACGGGTATTTTATAATAACCAGACGTAGCTGTTACAGCACCTGTTATATTAAAAGAATTTACAATGGTTCCACTGTCTCTACTAGATATAATAAGTTGACCATAATTAGTAGTATTTGTTGAATCATCCCAAGTAGCATACCATGCAGTTTGATCTACCCCTTTTTGATCTAAATTATCTATATAGATAAATGAAGTTGTTGCAATAACTGCACTATTATATTTTAATTCTCCATTACCTGGATCAGAATCTGAAGTATCTGAATCAAAATTATATTCTACACCTCCTTTTACTCCACTTGTTCCTGATGTACCACTTGAACCTGATGTACCTGATGTACCATTTGTACCAGAAGTACCTGAACTACCTGAACTACCTGAACTACCCGAAGAACCATCACTACCAGATGTACCTGATGTACCTGATGTACCATTTATACCTGAAGTACCAGAACTACCTGAGGTACCTGATGTACCGGATGTACCTGATCTTCTTGAAAATTTTACATCTCCACTACCAGTATCATATGCTAAAATAAAATCAATTTCACCAGAACCTGTTTCAGGAATACTACCACTTTGTAAAGATAAACTTCCTGTTAATGCTGTTGATCCTGTGACATATACGTCATTGTTTGCTCTACCGGAAAGGGCATCTATAATTCTGTCTACGTGTTCGGCACGTATGACACTACCACTTACTATGCCCGATGTACTTATTGTTGAAGCCATTAATATTTTTTTTACTTAGGGTTATTCCCTAATAAATATTAACTAATTTTACGAGTAATGCTTTTTATTACTGTTTTAGGTGATATTTTTTTAGTACATTCAAATTGTCTTGGAGTATCTTTATGGACAGGACACCAATTCCAATCACCCGCATCTAATTTAAAATTATTAAAACAAGAATTACAAACATCTTTATTGATAATTCGTTCAACATTTAAAGTAAATTCTGTCCAATCTGAACTAAACCCGGATATTAATATGACAGGATTTTTAATTGACCACGATAACCAAGCTAAACCACTAGATACACCTATATACATTTCTGAATGGTATAAAATATTAATTATATCTTCAATTGGTAAGTTCCCCGTTTTATCTATTATATTTTTAAAAGGTTTACCTTGAGGAAGTTTATTATTTTCCCAATTATCATTATGTTTTTCCTTTGATATTTGAACTACTTTATAACCTTTATTATTTAAATAATCTATAACATCTTGCCACCCCGTTGAATGGTGCCAATATTTAGCACTTGCAGAAGCATGAGGTGATATACATACATATTTTTCTTTAATAGGTTTACCTTCTATTTGATAGTTTATATCAGGTATAATTTCTTTGTATTCTAACCCTAATATATTAGTTGCTGTTTGTTGTAAAGTAAATTGTTTTGGATCATAAGGTTGTTTAAATTTATCTAATTGATCATTATCATCATAATACCAACCTATTTCGTACATATCATATAAATTAGAGACTTGGGTTCCAGGAGATACAAATTCTAATTCAGGGTATTTATCCTCAAAAAACTTATTCCAAAAAGTAGAAACTACTAAATGGCAATTATGTTTCTTTTTAAATTCTAGAGCATAAGGAAACCAAGCTAAAGTATCACCTAATGCTTTAGAGCCAAAAGCTATATAAACCCTTTTACCAGAAGCATTATATTTGTGAGAATAAATTATTTCTCCAAAATTATCTTTTATTTGTATATCCCAATTTATAAAAAATTTATGGAATGTTTTACCCCAATGATCATTTTTTAAATTAACTGAGTATTCACTTTTATTAGTGTCTTGATTTATAAAATCTATTAAATATTCTTGATTAGAATCTCTTAAACATGCGTAAGGACCATCTACAAAATTTACATCTAGTTTAGGTTTTTTAGTTTTAGGAGTAATTTTTATTTGTTGTAAACGATTATATGCTTTTATAGCTTGATTTTTCCAAGAATATTCTTTTCTTATTTCTTTAGAACGATTTAAATGCCATTTTTTCCATATATTATAATTGTTATAAGAATCTTTAATTTTTTCAACTAAATCATTTAAATCAGGGGTATAAAAATTACCAGGTATATTTTCTCCTGCTTTTTCTTCTCCTAATATTTCAACTCCTAATCCTTTATTTTTAGTAAATTCTAATTGTCCCGAACATTTAGTGTAGATTGATGGGGTACCACAGGCTAAAGATTCAATTAAAGGTAAATTCCAACCTTCTGCTTTAGCACATGAAATTAATACATTAGCATTTTGTAATAATTTAATATATTGTTTTCTATTTAAAAATTTTAATATCTTTATTCTACTATCTTCTAAATTATAGTATTTTAAACGTTCTTCTGTTGAATTCATGTTATCCGTAGGGTATGGATTTTCAACGTTTAATAATAATTCAACATCCTGGTTATCGGGGAATGCTTTTAAAAACCCCTCAATACTTTCCTTAATACCTTTTCTATAATCCCACCTACCTATTATAATAAATTGAAATTTTTTTGAAGATTTTAATTTAGGATTTGGTTTAAATATTTTACCATCAACTCCCTCTGGTATTACAAATATTTTATTTTCTGGGTATCCTTGTTTAATAGATATTTCTTTTTGCCATTCAGTTGGTACCCATAATTCATCTAAAGTAAGTAATTGACTAAAAAATTGATCAGAATATTTAGTTGATTCCCAAACATTATATCCTATTTTATAACCATTATAAGAATCATAAAAATAATGATGATCATGTTCTTCTAAAATTATATCTATATCCGATTGGAAATTTTCTTTATGATGATATATAGGATAATCACTTCTACTTTTATCTGCTTCAAATAATGTTTGTAAATGAAGCATTTTTTTTATTTGGGGTGTTATGTATGGTTCTTTATCATGAGGAGTATTATTAGGCCAATTCCATGATTTTCCAACTGTAGCATTTCTAACCTTAATAGGAGTTAGTTTATCTAATTCAGTAAAAAAAGATTGAGCATGATTAGCATATCCAGTAGTACCAATAAAACTCGTGTGAGCTTGAATCTTCATAACCTTATAATATAATAACCTTTATTTAAAAATCAAAGTCTTTTTGATGTTTTAGGTTTTAAAATATCTAATCTACCTTCATTAAACCTTTGGGCATGAACTATATAATAACAATGAGGTTTTCCACAATCACACCCTACTTCAATTTCTTTTTTAGAAACTGATTTAACAAAATGTTGGCAAGCATTTCCTATTGGTGTAAGTTGAACAGAAATATCTGTTTCATCTGTTAAATCTTCCCAATAATCTGGTAGATGTATTACGTTATTAGTTTTTAATTTACCTCTATAATATATTCCTCTTTCTGGTCCTTCTAATGATGAATGGATTAAGTAATAACCCTCCATAGTTGGGTGTTGTATTCTAAAGTTTTTAGTTGCAGCATCTAAAGTTCCATCTACAAATACATTTCCTGAAACAATTAAAGTACCTCCATCAAATGTAAAATTTGAAGCGGAAAATGAACCAGTAAATAATCCTCTACCACTTTGTGCAAATGAAGCAGTATCAGCAAGTGATGAACTTAATTCTTTAAATACCTCTACTGAC